TGATGCTGCTCGACTGGGCCAATCGCGGCATCAACATGTGGACGATGGAAGAGCGCACCAAGGTTGTCGATCAGGGCGTCGGCGAGTACCAGCTCGATGCCGACATCGTCGACATCATCGAGCAGGTCATCCAAATCCCCAACCAGACGCAGACGACGCGCTACACCGTGAGCCGCGTCTCGGTCTCGACTTTTGCCACCCGCACCAACCCGACCATCCAGTCGCGCCCGACCCAGATTTACATTGAGCGCCTGAACGAAGGCCCGAAAATCCACCTGTGGCCGCTGCCCAACATTGAGGGCTATACGCTGGTCTACTGGGTGCTGAAGCGCATCGAAGACGCCGGGGCCTACTCAAACACCGGTGACTTCCCGTTCCGTTTCCTGCCCGTGTTCATCTCGGGCTTGGCTTACTACCTTGCCGAGAAAAAGGTGACAGCCAACCCCGAACTCATCATGCGCCTCAAGGCGCGGTACGAGGAAGATTGGCAGAACGCCGCGGAAGAAGATCGTGAAAAGGCCACGCTGAGCATCGTGCCGCGTGGGGCGAGCTATCGGATCGGGGCATGACCTACGGCGGCGGAGCGACAGCGAAGTTTGCATCGAACCCCAAGGCGCTTGCGCTTTGTGATCGCTGCGGTTTTTCTTATCGCCTCAATCAGCTTCATACTGAGTTTTACGATCTTCGCCCCAATGGGCTGAAGGTCTGCTCGACCTGCCTCGACAAGGACCATCCTCAGCTCCAGCTTGGGCGCGTCCGGGTCTACGACCCGATTGCCCTTTACAACCCGCGCCCGGATCAGCGCCAGCCGTCGACGACCTACTTCGGTTGGAACCCGATTGGCAATTACATCACGGGCACGATATACTGCTACGTAGGTGACCTGACGGTCTCGATCACTTGAGAGGACGACCCATGAAGAACATGGTCAAAGTGAAGCCCGCTAAGATGTCGGGCGGTGCTGCTGGCGCTCTTGGGCGTCTGGAAAAAACTGCCGTGGCTCCGGCCAAGGGCAAGAACGCGAAGGACCTGAAGAAATGAGGGACGGGTTTCACCGCTACGGCCCCGACGGCGGCCCCGGTCTCACCGGCGGCGTGAACGTGGGTATGCGCCCTGATGCGCCGGTTCGTCGCCCGCTGCCGATGCCGCCGGAACAGATGCGCCAGCCGCGGGGCATGCGCTCGATGGTTCCCGGTTCAGCCGTCATGCCGTATGGCCGCGCCTTCAAGAAGGGCGGAATGGTCGGCTGCGACTGGTCGCCTAAGAGTTCCAAGACCATGCGCGGTGCCGCGCGAAAGGGTAAATGAAATGATGCAGTCCCGTGGCCGGGGAGCCATGAAGCCCCTCGTCAAGCGCCCTGTGGTTGACCGCTATTGCATGTCGCCCCAGATCGCGCCTCCGTACTTCAACGCCGCGCAGAAGGCGAAGTTCGCCTCTGAGGACGATTATCACGAAGGCAAGAAGAAGTAATGGTCTACACGCTGGCCGATCTCGAAGCGGACGTGCAGTCGTATACCCAGTACGACGACCCGGATTTCGTCGCCATGATCCCGTCCTTCATCCGCGAGGCTGAAGAGCGCATTTGGTATTTCGTCCAGCTTCCCTTTTTCAAACGAAACGTGATTGGCGCGTTCGATCCCGCCAGTCAGTACCTTCAATTGCCCGCGGACTTTCTCGCGCCTGCGTCTCTCGCGGTCATCGTCGACAACGAGTACACGTACCTGCTCAACAAGGACGTGAACTTCATGCGTGAGGTCTACCCTAGCGCCACGGTGCAAGGCGTTCCCCGCTACTACGCCCTGTTCAGCGCCAGCGCCAGCGACACAACCATCATCGTGGCCCCGACGCCCGCCCAAAGCTACGGCGCGGAACTCCACTATTTTTACAAGCCCGCCTCGCTGACGGCTGGCGCGCCCTCTGGCACGACGTGGCTCAGCGAGAACGCCTACGACACGCTGCTCTACGGCACGCTTGAGGAGGCGGCGAACTGGATGAAGCGCACCTCCGGCATCGATGGCATGGCCTCAACCTATGGCGAGCGCTTCCTGATCGGCCTTCAGGGCCTTAAAAACCTCGGCGAAGCGCGCGACCGCAAGGACGTGTACCGCGGCGGCGAAAAGCGTACCCCGGAGCAATAATTGTTTTCACTTGAAGGTGGCGGCAAACTCGGCACGGTTCAGTCGGTGGTCACATCAGGCCGCGGGCTCAACGCCGATGAGATTACCGAGATGGCGCTTAACAAGCTGCTGCACGTGGCTGACACTGCCCCGCCCGCGATCCGCGAACAGGCCGTCGCTTTCAAAGAGCGGATGCGCGTGGTAGTGAAACACTACGTTGAACAGGCCCAGCGCTCTGAGCGCACGACTGTCTACAACATCTTGGCTCAAGCGGGTCAGCACGACGCCGCCGAACTCGTGAGGAAACTCTGATGGCAATTTCGCAGGCGATGTGCACCAGCTTCAAGCAGGAGCTGCTGACCGCGACCCACAATTTCACCAATACCACCGGCGACGTGTTCAAGCTGGCGCTTTTCCGGGCGCAGGCGTCGATTGTCGGCTCCTTCGGTGCGGGCACGACCAACTATTCCAACATGGGTGCGGATCAGGCTAGCGGCACCAATTACACCGCTGGCGGTAGCGCGCTGACCAATGTGACCCCGACTACTTCCGGCACTACGGCGCTCACGGATTTTGCGGACCTGACCTTCGTCAACGTGACGCTGACGACCTCTGGCTGCCTGATCTACAACAGCTCGAAGTCGGACAAGGCTGTGGGCGTGTTCAACTTCGGCGGCGACAAGACCGCCACGGCGGGTGATTTGACTATCATCTTCCCGACCCCGGATGCTTCCAACGCCGTCATTCGTCTGGCGTAACAGAAAAGGTGAGCCATGCCACAGTTCCTTAATGGCTCGGTCTTTGTAGCAGCCTCCGCGGGCACAGGTTCGTTTGTCGTGTCTTCAGCGGTGCTGGGGTGGCAGACGCCTGCCAGCGCCGGTGCAGTTGACGGCGCGCAGTACCGTTACCGCGCCTACTCGTCGGACTGGTCCGAATGGGAAATCGGGACGGGGACGTATACTTCCAGTACGACTACCCTTACCCGGGGCAGCATCGTCGCCAGCTCGAATGGCGGTAGCGCGGTTAATTTCACCACTCCGCCCGCAGTGTCCATCACGGTTCTTGCCGCGGACCTCGATAACACGCGCGTCATCGGATATGGCATCGATGGCGGCGGCGTGGCGATCACGACGGGTGTTGCGGGATCAGGTGTGAGCGTACCGTTCGATTGCACGATCCAGTCAGTTACCTTGCAGGCAAACCTTACCGGGTCGATTGTGATCGACATCTGGAAGGACAGTTACGCCAACTACCCGCCCACGGTCGCGGACAGCATCTGCGCGTCGGCCAAACCGACTATCACGGCTTCTAACAAATACACAGACAGCACGCTGACGGGGTGGACCAAGACCATCACGGCAGGCGACATCCTGTACTTCAACGTCGACAGTTGCTCGACGATCACCAATGTCACGCTAACTCTTAAGGCTTCCCGGGGATGAGCGACACTGCGCTGCGCTACGCCGTTCTGGATGAGAACGGGGTTAAAGTTAACGGTATTTTGGTCAACGACCCGTACCCGCAGGACTACTGGCCGGGCTATGGCCGGTACATCACGTGCGAGTATGGCGAGCCGAACCCGACGCCGCCTGCCGATCAGGTCATCAAGCAGCCGCCGCGCGAGTTTACCTATCTGACGGTTCGTCCTCAGGCACGGATGAACATCGGCGACAGCATGGACCTTGCCACTGGAGCGGTTACGCCTGCACCGCAGCCCGATCCTGAGCCCACCGAATGAGCCAGAACGTCCAGATTTTCACATCTGGTTCTGGTAGTTGGACCAAACCCTCATGGGCAAAGCTCGTGAGGGTTGTCTGCGTTGGTGGCGGTGGCGGAGGCGGCGGGGGCGACACGGCGGCTTCGGGTACGGCGGTTTCAGGCGGTGGCGGTGGTGGCGGGGCCTCACGCGCTGAGACGTGGTTTCAGGCTTCTGATCTTGGCAGCACCGAGCCCTATTCGGTTGCGTCTGCTGGCACTGCTGGCACTGCTGGTACTGGCACGGGCGGCGGCAACGGCGGACAGGGTGGGAACTCCACCTTTGGCAGCGGCAACACGCTTGTTACCGGATATGGTGGTGGTGGCGGGTCTGGTGGGTCAACGGCAAATTCGGCGGGCGGCGGCGGCGGCGGTTTGTCAGGCGTTGGGGGAACCGCGTCCGGTGCGACTAATGGCACCGCTGGGGTAAATGGCGGCAATTCCGGCGGCGGTTCAGGCGGAGCGGGAGCAAACTCAAATCTAGGCGGGGCAGGCGGCAGCGGCTCAAGCACCAGTGGCGGTTCCGGCGCTGGCGGAGCGGCCATTTCTGGCGGCGGTGGGGGTGGCTCAGGCGGGGCAAAAACAACTGTTCCTGCATATTCTGTAGGCGGGGTCGGGGGGCAAAATCGCACGTCTATCGAAGACGCGGCGGCTGCGGGGTCAAATTCCGGCGTTGTGAACGGCTATACCGGGGGCTCAGGCAATCTCGGCTTTGCCGGTGGCGGCGGCGGAGGAGGCGGAGCTAACGCAACAACGGCAGGAACCGGCGGCGCAGGCGGCTTCCCGGGCGGCGGAGCGGGCGGAGGAGGCGCGTCCATTACCGGCGGTGCAGCCGGTGCCGGTGGCGCTGGCGGCGCTGGTATCGTGATCGTGTGGAGCTACTGACATGGCCCCCGTCTCTCAGGTCAAAGTTGAGAAGTTCACCTCGGGTTCCGGTACGTGGACCAAAGAGCCGTGGGCCAACTATATCCGCCTTGTGCTCATCGGGGGCGGCGGTGCGGGGGGAACTGGTCGTCTTACCACGACATTAGGTTCTGGTGGGGCTGGTGGCGGTGGCGGCGGGGTTCTGGACATCACGCTCGCGGCATCTCAGTTTGGTTCGTCTGAAAGCTATTCGGTTGCTGCCAGCGTGTCCGCCCCGACAGCGGCCAGCACTGGCGGCTCCCAAGGGAACACAACCACTTTCACACTTGGTTCTGGGGCAACAACGCTATCCGCGTATGGCGGCGGTGGCGGAGGTGCAGGCGGGGGCAACAACCCCGGAGGCGGAGGCGGCGCTGGTTTGTCTGGCTCTGGCGGAAACGGCACTGTATCGGCTGCTGGTGCTGCTGGGGCGAATAACGGCTCTGCCGGAGCCACAACGGCAAATGCAGTTAACAGCACGTCCATTCAAGGTGGAGGCGCTGGCGGGGGTGGTAGTGTTTATGGTTTCGGGGGGACTAATGCTGGTTCTGCTCCTTTCGGCAGCGGCGGCGGTGGCGGCGGCGCTGGGTATGACAGTACAAAAGCCGCGACGGACGCCGGGGCTGGCGGGGCATCTCGTTACATTCCGGGCGGCACGTCTGGTATCGGCAGCGGAACGGTAGCAGGCGGAAACGGACAGAACAGCAATTGCGCTGGCCCCGGTTCTGGTGGTGGTGGGGGTGCAAGCTCTGCCACGGCATCGGGCAAGGGCGGGAACGGCGGAACGCCGGGCGGCGGCGGGGGCGGCGGCGGCGCTGTTTTGAACACGGGGACGCTTGGCGCTGGCGGCGACGGCGCTCGTGGCGAAATCTGGGTGATCTCGTTCCAGTCCATGCCCAATCGAGCTACAGGGTGGGTCGCCTGATGCCTATGGACGTTCAGATTTTCACTTCCGGTTCCGGTAACTGGACTAAGCCTAGCTGGGCAAGCGTTGTCGAGGTTATCTGCATCGGGGGCGGCGGGGGCGGAGGTGGTGGCGACACGGCTGCGTCTACGACGTTGGTTACTGGCGGCGGCGGCGGCGGAGGTGCTTCGCGCTCGTATCGGCTTTATCGCGCGTCTGATCTGGGCAGCACGGAGCCCTATTCGGTAGGAGCGGCTGGAACCAGCGGTTCCGCTGGCACCGGTTCTGGTGGCGGCACTGGCGGGCAAGGTGGAAACAGCACATTCCGTTCCGGCACCAATATCCAGACGGGATACGGCGGTGGTGGTGGGTCGGGCGGCGCGGCTTCTACGGCATCGGCTGGAGGGGGTGGCGCAGGTTTGTCTGGCGCAGGTGGCAATGCCTCGGGCGTAACTGCTGGTTCCGCTGGAGCAAATGGTGGAGCAGCCGGAAGCACAAACGGTGGCGTCCCCACAGCACAATCTAACCTCGGCGGAGGGGGCGGAAGTGGGACTGCTTCATCATCAGCAAGTGGTGCTGGCGGAGCCCCTTCAATTCTAGGCGGCGGAGGTGGCGGGTGTGGGGCCGGTAAAACTGCTGCCCCCGGTTATGTCGCTGGCATCCCCGGCGGACAGTCTCGTGCCACCATGCTTGATGCTTCTGCGGGCGGAGCAAACACTGGCGTTGTAAATGGTTATGCCGGAGGAACTGCACCTCTTGGCTTCGCAGGCAGCGGTGGCGGCGGTGGCGGTGCTAACGCAACAACTGCGGGCGTAGGCGGCAACGGCGGCTTTCCCGGCGGCGGCGCTGGCGGAGGCGGTGCTTCCATCACGGGCGGCACGGCAGGCGCAGGCGGTACAGGAGGCGGCGGCGTGGTCGTCGTGATTTCGCAGTAATGGTCGCTTCTCAGGTCAAAGTTACGGTTCTGACTTCCGGGTCGAGCAGCTTCTCCAAGCAGTCGTGGACGCAGTGGGTGCGGCTGGTGCTCATTGGTGGTGGCGGTAGTGGTGGTGCTGGCATATCTAACGCTTCTGGAACTGCAAATAGCGGTGGGTCCGGTGGAGGCGGCGGCGGTGTTCTCGATATCACGCTGGCAGCATCCCAACTCGGCGCGTCAGAAAATTATTCAGTTGCAGCGTCTGTTTCCGGCGGAACTGGTTCTGGCGGAAATGGCGCAGGGGGTAATAATACAACTTTCAATATCGGTTCCAACACAACCACTTTAACGGCTTACGGTGGTGGCGGCGGTGCGTCTGGAAAGACCAATAGCAACTCCGGGGCTGGCGGAGGAGCCGGGCTTTCTGGCGCTGGTGGTAGCGCGACAACAGGGACTGCCGGAGTGGCGGGCGCGAATAACGGTGCGACAGGAAACGTCGCCTCTGTTTCCATCCAAGGCGGCGGCGGTGGCGGAGCGCAAGGCTCAAACGGGTCATCTCCTTTGCTTGGTCTAGGCGGGTCTTCTCCATTCGGCGCAGCCGGTGGTGGAGGCGGCGGCGGGGTATCTGCTGCTGCTGCGTATTTTAATGGTGTCTCTGGCGGTGCATCCCGAGACATAGCAGGCGGCGCAGCAGGTACGACTGCCGGAACAAAAGCAGGAACGGCAGGAACCGCGAGTGGATGCGCGGCACCCGGCTCAGGAGGTGGCGGCGGTGCGTCTGATGCGACCGCTGCTGGCGCTGGAGGCGCTGGCGGTACACCGGGAGCTGGTGGCGGAGGAGGCGGATCGACCATTACAGGCGGAACCGTTGGAAACGGCGGGTCCGGTGCCCGTGGCGAAATCTGGATCATTGAATACGAGAACGACCCGGGCGCTGTCATCGGTGGCGTTGGTTATGGTATAATGGCCGGGTGATCCTCTTCGGGAGATATAAATGTTTGCGCTCGGGCCTCTCAATCTCCCGATTACGGCCAACTACCAAAACCTCGCCCAGACTGCCAGCGTCAGCCTGACGGGCTTTTCCGTAACGACTTCCATTAATTCCCTGACGGTGTACCTGCTCACAACGGTCTCCCTGAACGGGTTGTCAGCACAGGCTGACGTCGGTAGTATCTTGGTTTGGGGCCTGATCCCGCCCGGACCGAGTGGTAATTGGACACAGGTTGTGACGTAAGGAAACAGAATGGCGAGCACAGCTTCACCGTCCCTCAAGCTCGAACTCATGGGCACCGGCGATCAGTCGGGAACGTGGGGTGTAACCACCAACACCAATCTCGGCACCCTGCTTGAGCAGGCCATCACCGGCTATCAGGCCATCGCCAAAGTCGGCACCGGCGACTACACGCTCAGCAATACTGACTACGCGGTCAACGAGAACCGCAACGCCATTATCGAGTTTACCGGCACGCCGGGCGGCGCGTTCAACGTGGTTGTGCCGAACGCCGAAAAGCTGTGGGTTTTCAAGAACTCCACCAATGGCGCTATGACTATCAAGACCTCCGGCGGCGTGACCACGGTGACGGTTGCCACGTCTACATCTCGGTGGGTGTTCTGCGATGGCGCGGGCGCTATTTATGACGTTCTGACGGGCACGCTTGCCACGCAGACCGCCTCCAACGTGGCGATTACGGGCGGCACGATTACCGGGCTGACCAGCCTTACACTTGCCTCCGGCGCGGCCACGCCCGCGACGAACGACGCGGCGGCGCTCGGCACAACGTCGTTGATGTGGTCGGACCTGTTCCTCGCCTCGGGCGCGGTCATTAATTTCAACAATGGCGACGTGACAATCACGCATAGCGCCAACGCACTGGCCTTCGCAGGCGCATCGAGCGGTTACACCTTCGACGCTCTTGTCAGCCCGGCGTCCAATGACGGCGCGGCGCTTGGCACCGGAACGGTGTCATGGTCCGACCTGTTCCTTGCCTCGGGCGGTGTTATCAACTTCGCCAACGGCGATGTGCTGGTCACGCATTCGTCCAACACGCTCGCCTTCACCGGCGCGTCGAGTGGCTACACCTTCGACGCCAACGTGGCGACCACCGGCACGTTCACCAAAAACGGCAACGATGTCACAGTCGGCACTGTCACCTATGTGATCGACGGCGGCGGTTCGACCATCACGACCGGCTCTAAGGGCTTCCTGCAAATCCCGTTCGCCTGCACGGTGAACAACTGGACGATTGTCGCCGACCAGAGCGGCAGCATCGTGGTCGACGTGAAGCGCTCGACCTACTCCGGTTTCCCCACCACTTCCAGCATCGCCGGGTCGGAAAAACCGACCCTGTCGTCGGTGCAGAAGAACCAAGACCTCAGCCTGTCCACGTGGACAACGAGCATCGCGGCGGGCGACATCTTGGAGTTCAATGTTGACAGCGTCACCACCGTGCAGCGCGTGACGCTGGCACTTCAGGTAACGAGGGCATAATGCGAGCTGCTGTAGTCGATATTCTGACTAACATCGTCATCAACATCATCGTCGCCAATCCGGCTGTCGACCCCGCGCCGGAAGGCACGCTGCTGGTCGACGTGACCAACACCCCGTGCGACATCGGCTGGGTCTACGACCCCGCCACCGGCACGTTTACCGATCCGAACGCACCCACCGAATAAGCCGGAGCACCCATGCCCGTCATCATCCTCACCGGCGGTACGTCTTGGACGGTTCCGGCTGACTGGAACTCGGCTGATAACAGCATCGTCGCCATTGGCGGCGGCGGCGGGGGTGGCGGCGCTACCAACACAAGCTCCTCTTCTGGCGGCGGTGGAGGCGGCGCGGCGTCAATTGTAACCAATCTGGCGCTCACACCGGGAGCGTCTATTACCTATGCTGTTGGCGCGGCAGGAACCGCTGGGTCGTCTTCGCCCAGCGCTGGCGGCACCGGCGGCGATACTTATTTTAATGGTGCAAGCCTCGCGGCCTCGTCGGTCGGTGCTAAAGGCGGCACCGGTGGCGGTAGCGCATCCAGCGGTAACGCCGGAACGGCGGGCTCAGGCGGTGCATCCGCTTCTGGTGTTGGCACGACCAAATACAGCGGCGGTAACGGTCTCGCCGGTACAAGCGGAACACGCGGTGGCTCGGGCGGCGGCGCGGCTGGCCGCAGCGGCGCAGGCGGAAACGGCACCACAACTACCGGCGGAACGGCGGATGCCGGTACAGTGGCTGGCGGCGCGGTTAACACCGCGGGCACGGCGGGGGCCTATTTCACATACACCAATTCCTATAGCGGAACGTATAACAACGCTAGCGCTCGCGCAGGGTCGGGAAGCGGCGCGGGTGCTTCGACAACACCTAACGTCGCTGGAAAAGCCGGTGGGGCTTATGGCGGCGGCGGTTCCGGCACGCGTCTTGACAGCCCCGGGAACATTGCGGGCGGTGCTGGCGCGCAGGGTGTAATCATCATCACCTACGCTCCCGCGTCTAAGACCGTAGTTCTTACGAGCGGCACAACGTGGCTGGTCCCGGCGGATTGGAATTCGTCGAACAACACGATCACGACAATTGGCGGCGGCGGAGGCGGTGGGTCAGGTAATATCCCTGACGGCGGCGCGGGCGGCGGCGGTGGTGCAGCATCTACGATCACCAATCTGTCGCTCACTCCCGGCGCGACAGTTACCTACGCCATCGGTTCTGGTGGCACCGCGGGAGCTGCCAGCAATGGCGGCACCGGCGGAAGCACTTATTTTAACGGTGCAAGTCTTGGAGCTTCCTCCGTCGGCGCAGTGGGCGGCGGCGGGGGTATTATTGCCGGGAGCGGTGGGACCGGCGGCGCTTCGGCGTCCGGTGTAGGCACTACGAAGTTCTCAGGCGGAAACGGCCAAGCTCAATTTAACACGGCAGGCGCGCCCGGCGGCGGCGCAGCCGGGCGAACCGGCGCGGGCGGGAACGCAAATACGACGACCAGCGGTTCCGCCGACGGCGGGCTGGTCAGCGGGGTTGCAAACCAGACGGCGGGCATCTCCGGCAGCTACATTCAGGCGCTGAACGGCTACACCTCAACCGGCTACTCTAATGTCTCGCGCGGTGTAGGCTCCGGTTCTGGCGCGGGCGGTAACACGTCCTCTACTCAGACAGCGGGGCAATACGGCGGGGGAGGCTGCGGCGGTCGTAGCGGTGGCGTCACTGGCGGCGTCGGCGCTCAGGGCGCGATCATCATTACCTACACACCCACGCAGAAAACCATCCTTCTTGAAAGCGGCACGACGTGGACGACGCCGCAAGATATGACCGCTAATAACACCATCATCGCCATCGGCGGCGGCGGCGGAGCAGCGAGAGCTACAGACGGGGGTAGCGCCGCGCGCGGCGCGGGCGGTGGCGCACTTTCGGCCAACAGTAATTTTATTTTTGGCAAGGGAACAACTGTCTATTATTCCGTCGGCGCGAGCGGGGCTGGCGCGACGGCCGCTAACACTAACGGAACCGCGGGTGGCGACACGTGGCTGAACTGGAATACCAGCACTAACACGTCGACCAACACTGCGCCGACATCTGACACGACGGGTGTACTTGCAAAGGGCGGAGGCGCTAGCACTACTGCTGCCATAGGATCAGGCGGTGCTTCGGCCAGCGGTTTCGGCGCTACAAAGTACTCTGGCGGAAGCGGAGGCAATAGCGCTGGGACAGACGATGGCGGTGCTGGCGGCGGTTCTGCCGCAACTGCCTCGGCCAATGGATATAATGGTGGCACGGCTACCGGCCTTGGCGGCGGCGGCGGCGGGGGTATTGCAGGCGTTGGCGCGTCTGTTACGAGCACATCCGGCGGCGCTGGCGGGCTCAACGCTATCGGAACGCAAGCTGCGGGTCCCGCTTCGGGCGCAGCCGGTAATAACGGTATCCTTGGCGGCGGCGGCAGCGGCGCTGGGTCTTCGAGTAGAGATGGCGGTGCCGGGGGCAGCGGTCAGTACTACATTCTGCCGACAGGCATTGCCGTTGGCCCCGGCGGCGCTGGCGGCGGCGGCTCAGGCACCACAGACAGCGGTAACACTGGTGGGTTTGGCGGAAACGGCGGTATTTACGGGGGCGCGGGCGCAGGTGGCGGCGGTGGCGGTACAACGGGCAACGGCGGTTATGGCGCACAGGGCGCAATCCTTGTAATATACACGCCGTCGAGCGGAGCCGGTAATCAAGGCTACGTCATCATCTAGGAGCCCGACATGGCCGATGGTCAGCAGCCTGCACCGGACCCGATCAAAATCACTTTCCGGCCCGGCATTAACCGGGAGACGACCAACTACGGCAACACGGGCGGTTGGTACGATTGCAATCTCGTGCGCTGGCGCTCAGGCACGCCCGAGAGCATGGGCGGCTGGCAAAAGTTCACCAGTGATCCTGCTCAGGGTACATGGCGGAGCATCTTTCCGTTCGCTACCCTGAGCAATCTTGAGCTGTACGCGGGCGGCACGAACCTCAAATATTACATCATCCGCGGTAGCCAGCTCGTCGACATCACCCCGCTTAGGGACACGGTTACCCTCACAAACCCGTTCACCACGGCGGCCGCGACTTCGGTGACGAGCCACACGATCACTGTGACCGATACGGCACACGGTTGTCGCGTGGGCGACTTCGTGACCTTCGATCTCGCCTCGACCGCGGGCACGCTCGGCAACATCCCTCTCGCCGACTTCGAGGGCGAGTTTCAGGTCACCGAAGTTGTCGATGTCGACACCTATAGGTTCGTCCTGACCACGGCATCCCCGACCACAACGACCGTAGCGACGGGCGGCGGCACGGTGACCGCCGAGTACCAGATCAACGTGGGTTATGCGACGGCGGTCAACGGCGATGGCTGGGGCACCGGTACATGGGGCGGACCCGTGGGCTGGGGCCTTGGCACTGGCGATCCCGTGGTCACTGAAGGTCTTCGGCTTTGGTTTGAAGACAGTTTCGGCGAAGACCTGCTTTTCAACGTCTACAATGGCGGCATCTATTACAAGGCGACTGCGACTATCTCAGGCCGCGGCGTGACGCTGCGCTCGACCGCGGCCAGCAGCATCCAGTCTTATGTGCCGGTTGTCGCGTCACAGGTGCTGGTCAGCGATAATAGCCGTCACGTTATCTGCTTCGGGACGAACCCGCTCGACAGTGACACGCAGGATCGTATGCTGATCCGCTGGTCGACCAGCGAAGACAAGACCGTTTGGCTCCCCGAAACCACCAACAGCGCAGGCGAGCTTCGTATCGGCGTCGGGTCCAAGATCATGCGGGCCGTCGAGACGACGACTGAAATTCTCGTCTTCACCGATGTGAGCCTGCACAGCTTCAAGTATGTTGGACCGCCCTACACCTTTGGCGAGACGCGTATCGGTACGAATATTCACCTGATTGGGCCGAATGCGGTTGTCAGCACCGGGTCCATGACCTTCTGGATGGCGAATGGCGTGTTCCAGATGTACAATGGCGTGATCACCGACATGCCCTGCGGCATCCGCCAGTACGTCTTCTCGATCCTGAACTTCGCGCAGGCCGATAAAATCTACGCGGGCGTCGACCGGCAGTTCAAGGAAGTCGTCTGGCACATGCCGGTGAACGGTGCGTCAGAGTGCAATTTCTATGTGGTCTGCAACTACGAAGACCCGAACAACCTGATCTGGTACTATGGCAGCTACAACAATGTCGGACGCACCACGTGGCTCGACGCGTGGTACGAAGACGTGCCGCTCGCGGCGTCGACGGACGGCTACATCTACCGGCAAGATACCGGGGCTCTGGACGGGCAAAACGCTAACGCCGCGCTGGACGCCTATCTGACCTCGTCGGTCTTTGAAATCGGGAACGGCATGGACTTCATGCTCGTTAGCCGCGTCATCCCCGACGTGAATTTTTACGGCTCCAGCGCGACGAACCCCCGGATCAAAATGGAGTTCAACAAGCGCGATTATCCCGGTTCGGCCTTCCAGACAGGCCCCGACCCGACGGTCACGCGCACGGCGGCAGGCACGATTTTGTTGCCGGTCGAGCAGTACACAGCCAAGCTGGATCGGCGGTTCCGCGCCCGGTCGGTTGATTTCACCATCGCTACCGACACGACCGTGCCGGGCACAGCGTGGCAGCTTGGCGTGCCGCGTCTCTACGCAAGCCCGGATGGTCAGAGATGAGCACAGACCCGCTCAAATCAACAGCGACAATCGTTCCGGCACCGCCGCGCTCCCCGCAAAGCTGGTCGCCGGACTGGGCGGAACAGCTCAACCGCTGGCTCATCAACTACATCCGTCTTGCCAACTTCCCGGCGGTCCTGCGTGGGGGACGGCTTTACCTGCCCAGCTTGCCCGCGAGCGGCTATGGCCTTATTGTTGGTGAAGTTTACCGCGACGGAAACGTCCTGAAAGTTGTCCTTGAGGGCAACGGGTACATGGGTAGTGTCGCAGCTACTGGTTTTGTTGGTACGCTGACCGTTACGGTCTAGGAGATTTGATATGGCTGGCACCGGCGGCACGACCACCTACAACCCGATGAGCGTGCTCACCGGCACCACCTTGTTGCCGAAAACCACGGCTGCGGTGGTAAAGCCTGCGGCTACAACACAGCCCGCCACCAGCACCAAAAAGACAACCACTACGCTCAGCGAAATGATGGGCGGTTCTCCATCTGGTTCCGCAACCAAGACGACATCGAAGCCCGCCGCGCCTAAAGCCGCTGCGCCGACGCTTACCCAGATGATGGGCGGCTCATCCGCGTCTGCCGCCAAGGCCGCCCCCAAGGCCCCGACGCCCACTCAAAAGCAGGCTATCAATTCGCTCGCTGGCCTGAACTTGGCTGCTCCGACTGCTCCCGCCGCGCCGCAGCAGCAGTCGAAGGCCGCTATCGCGAATGCCTTCATGCAGGCCATGGCGGCCGCTGCGCCGAAGGGCCTCGGCGTGCCTGACCCGAAGGGCCTGACCGCCGACGAAGCCAACAAGTACCGGTCACAGTTCTACACGAACTATTACGCCGGGAAGCCGGTCGAGCAGATCGTGGAGCCGATGGATATGGCGCAGGCTTCTTTGGCCTACGACATCAACAAGCGGATGGACCCGGCGCTTGAGGCGTCTCTAAACGATCCGTTCGGCAACCGCCCCGCCCCAACTTACCCGCCCGCGTGGGGCCTTCTCGGAGCCGACCGGCCCCAGTCGCTCGGCCCTGTTGCCCCGTCTTATGGGCCGGGCGTCAACACTATTGGCATGCCGCAGATGCAGTACGTCGCCCCCGGAACCGATCCGTATGGGCGCGGGATCGATGCCATTGGCATGCCGCAGATGAACTATGTCGCGCCGGGCAACCAGCGCGTCACATTCACGCCGCAGGCCGTGCGCCCCGGCGTACCGGCCGGTATGCCTGCCGCGCCCGCGCCTGCCGCTCCGGCTGGCGGCGGCTACGACACTGACATGCTCAACGCCAAGGGCATCGCGCGCTACCTGCTGCAGGACATGATGGGGCGGCAGCAGCCCGCCACGGTCATTACGGCGCGGCAGCAGGCCCCCGGCTTCGACCCGATGAGCCTGCTCATCGGGCAGGCCAAGGCCGATGAGTTTAACCCGGCCATGGTCAACGATACGTCGATGGAAGACGCGCTGATCCGTCAGGGAATTGTTCCCGGCATTCCGATGGCGGAACAGAAACTCGCTCCTGTTCCGTATCCGCGTCCGGTCACCAGCGCTGAAACCACGATGCCGTTGACCGATGTCTACGATGCAATGAACAGGAGTATATCGCCGTTTGATCGCATCGGCGCTGGCATCGCGGGCATAAAAATTCCCGGCTCCCCTACTGAGCTAAACGACGTCATCCAACAGCAGCTCGCTGGCCTCGGCACTTATGACCCGAACACCGGGCGGGTCGTTATTCCTAACGCGACGTCGCGCGAAGCGCAGGCGGCTCTCGCAGCCATGCAAGCGCAGCCGAAGATGGGCGACATCCTGCAGCCCTATATCGACGCTGCGGTCCGTACCCGCACGCCGGTTCCGACTGATCGCGCGGTTCCTCTTGATATGACCCGACCGGTCCCTGCCACGGTGCCGACGCGTCCTGCCGCGCCCAGCGTTCCCGTAGCAGAAGTTCCGTCCTACGTCAGCGGCCCCGGTGCCACCAAGGCCAACGCTGATTACGCGGCGCAGCAGCGCGCGGGCATCGATGCGCTTCTCGCTGGTGGTCAGGCTGCTGCCGATACGGCAGTCCCGGCTAACCGGCAGGGGCAGTATGGCGCGCTCGACGACCTCCTTTCTGGTCGGCAGTTCCAGCAGTGGACAGCCGAGGGCGAAGCTCAGAAAGCCAAGCGGTTGGCCGAAGGCGTCGATCCGACGAACCTTTACGACAACCTGCTGTGGAGCATGGGTTTGTATCAGCCGACCAAGGGCGCGCCTTCACCGGTTCCGCCCGCTCCTGCGCCCGTTCGTGTCGGAAACGAAGAACGGTTGTCGCCCGGTCAACCGCTTGAATTCAAAGACCCGAACGCCGTCGCGCAAATGGACCCCATCGGGGTGGCTCCGTCGTTTGCTGACGTGCTCAGCAAAGCGGGCATCACCAAGACTGGCAGCGCCGCGAACCCGACCTATTGGAACAGCGTAGGCGACGTCATCAATACCGGTACGGGGCTTTCGGCTTCGTCCGGCGAAACGATGGTAGGCGCAGGCCCGGAAGGCGACGGCTCCTACATGAGCACGGCGGATACAAGCCCTGCTCCGACAGCGGCCTCGTCTGGCGTGAGCGACGTCACCAAGTATGGCAAGACCACCAGCGGGGCCGACAAGTTCGTCGTGCCGCAGGGCCAGATTTTGGGCACCAATGGCTATCTCTACGAAGTGACCGGCACGGACGCGCAGGGCAAGCCGACCTACAAGCAGGTCGGCAAGGTTCCCGGCTACACTGACGCCCAGCTCTACAAGGCTGCTAACCGCGGCGCGTTCCGCGATCCCAACAACGTCGCCGAAGGCGGCACGACGCCGAAGCCGCCCAGCGCGATCCGCACTTGGGCCCGGGCGCAGCTCGACAAGTACAATGCCGAAGTAGCCAAGAACAAGGCAGCGGCCGAAGCCAAGGGCGAGACCTACAATCCGGTCTCCTTCATGGACTACCTGTCGCTGGCCGGTAGCGCCGCGACCGGAAACGTCGCTGGCCTGCTGATGAAGGGCGGCCAGATGATGTATCCGCAGATCATCGAGTGGCTGGCCAGCGGCCCGTCCTCGACCGGTGACAGCGACGGCACGATGATGGACGGCTCGCCGTCGTCTTCGTCGTCGTCGAAAAAGAGCAAGAAGAAAAAGGACGACGAGGACGAAGACACGGATGGCGGCACCGGCGGCACTGGCGGTACAGGGACCGGCACTGGCCCGACCGGCGGCAGCCTGCAGACCGGCTACACCATGTCGAACTTCCCCTATCTGCGTCCGTACCTGACACCGGTCTTCCCGGGCGCGGGCTATCGCCCCGGCATCGACACGGAATGGAACTACTATCCGGGCTCTGAGCGCGCGTATGCCGCTGGCGGCGCGGTCGAGGTTCCGCGCTATGTGGTCGGGCCCGGCGGCCCCAAGGACGACAAAATCCCGGCGCGCATCGACGGCGTGCACGAGGCCCGTCTGTCGAACGGCGAGTTCGTGATCACGGCCGAAGCGGTCAAGGGTCTCGGCGGCGGCGATCCGGTCAAGGGCGCTGAAGAGCTGACCAAACTCAACAACATGTTCTCGTCGCGGCCGACGCCGCGCGTCAACGTGGAGAAGGTTCGGTGAACTGGTCGGCGGGTATCGTCGCCGACCACGAAGTCGATCTGATCTGGGGCTTGGCGCTACCGTTGCTGCAACCGGGCATCGACCGCAGCGGCGGTCGCATCTCGGCAGAGACGGTGCTCGAAGCCGTGCACAACAAGACGAACTTACTCTGGTTGATCAGCAACGAGAGTGAGATAGCGGCGGCGTTCACTACCCGGGTCGCCAAATACCCGCTCAAGTCCATGCTCGTCGTCGAATGCCTCGGCGGCGACCGGATGCAGGAGTGGGTGGAGCCGGTAAACGAGACGCTGCTGCGTTTCGCCAAGGACTGCGGCCTCTCCGGGGTCGAGATGTATGGCCGCGAAGGCTGGACGAAAGCGCTGGCACCCTATGGATGGAAACGCTCAATGGTGCTATGTGAAGTAGGATTAGAGCAGGAGACGGCGGATGTCTAAAGGCGCGGACACCTCGACCACCACAAATTCGGCCCAGCTTCCCGACTACATCAAGCCGTATGTCGAGCGGTTCCTCCCCAAGGCGGAGGCTATCTCTACCCAGCCGTACCAGCCGTATGGCGGGCAGCGGCTCGCTGACTTCTCGCCGGATACGCAGGCCGCGTTCGGTATGGTGCGCCAGAACGCCGCCGATCCGCTTACTGGTCTGACGCAGGCGCAGCAGACCGCGGGCGGGCTTGCGAACTATCAGGCCGGGAACATCGGGACGACTGACTGGACCGGCGCGAATGTTCAGGGCTACATGAACCCCTACATCCAGAATGTGCTGGATGTGCAAAAGCAGCGCGCGAACCAGAATTTTCAGGAACAGCAGGCCGCGCGCGATGCCGCGGCCATTCAGGCTGGTGCCTTTGGCGGCAGCCGCCGATTTGTTCAGGACATGGCGGCGCAGCGCGACACCAACCAGCAGCTTCAGGCCATGGAGGCCGAAGGGCTCGCCAACGCCTACCAGCAGGCGCAGAACATGTTTACGTCCGATCAGGGCCGCATGCTTCAGGCGCAGATGGCGAATGAAGAGGCGCGGCGTCTGGGTTCGGCTTTCGGGCTCGATGCGGCCAGAACGCAGGCCGACCTTACCCAGAAGGGCTATGACCTTCGCAATGCTCAGGCTGAGGCGCTGTCGAGCGTCGGGGCCAAGGAGCAGCAGCGTCAGCAGGCCGGTCTCGATCTGGCGTATCAGGACTATATCCGCCAGCAGGAATACCCCTACACGCAGCTCCAGCGGTATCAGTCGCTGCTTGGCGGCGGCCCGGCCCCGTCGAGCCAGACGACCACCACGTCCACTCCGCCCCCGGATTTCCTGTCGCAGCTTATCGGCCTCGGTGTCACCGGTGCCGGTATCTGGGACATGTTCAATTAAGAGCCCGACATCATGGCCATGAACCTCGTAGAGCAGCAAAAAGTCCTCCGCGACCTGACCGACGACATGCTTCAGCAGGCGATGCAGGGCGGCATGGCTCCGCCCTACATGGTGCTGGCCGAGATCAACCGGCGCAAGGACGCTCGCGAGCGCTACACGGCCCAGAAAGCCAAGTACGACGCCAATCAGGCGACCGTGGCGCAGGACATCATGCAGCAGATGGCGCAGGCCACGCAGGCGGCACAGGCACCGGCCCCGACCATGGGTGGCCTCGACAGCGCCATGGGCGCGCCGATGGGCGTGGAGCCGCCGGTTTCTGGCGGGCTCGACGCCGCGGCCCCGGCCTTTGCCGATGGCGGCATGGTGCAGAAGTTCCAGTCGGGCGGGATGTCGCTGGCCAATCCGTCAATTATCCAGTCGCTGATGGGCGGATCATCCGCCCCCGCACCTATGTCGACCGGCAATCCGGCGACGATGGCTGGCTTGCTCTCGTCTGTTAAAAACGACGTGAACCCGTTTCAGTTCGCGTACCCTGAGTACAAGAACCCCTACGGTTCGTTGGTTGACCTCTATACCAGCCAGATCGAAGGGCTGAACAAGGAGCGTGAGAACGCTCGCGCCATGGCTCTGATTGCGGCCGGTACGGGCATGATGCAGGGCGGTCAGAACACGCTCAAGAACATCGGCGCGGCCTTCGGTCCGGCCATGGCTGGATATCAGACCCAGATCGGCAGCATCAATCAGGCCGAACGCGATATGCTGAGCGGGAAGGTCAACGCTCAGATCGCGGGGACGGAGGCCGAGAAAGCTGCGCGCCGCGAGTTTGAAGACAGCCCACAGGGTCGTGCCCAGTTGGCAAAGTCTCTCGGCTACGAGCCGGGCACCACTGAGTACGAACAGCTTGTCGTCAACGGCACGATCCCGACGAGTTCGGGCGGGAGCTTCACTAGCGTTCCGGGCCGCGATAAGGCCGGGCAGCTCATCACGGCTCAGTACAACCGCAGGACGGGTAAGTACACGGACAGTGCGGGGAACGAGCTTCCCGGCTTCACTGAGCTGAGCGATGCTGAACTCGCCCAACTGAAGAAGACAGCGATGGGGATGCCAACGGAACAGCAGTTCCGCGGCGAACTCGGCGCTATGGACGTCAACATCGATAACGCCCAGTTCCAAAAAGGGTCTGTTCAAAAAGCTATCGATTTTGTGTCCAACCCGAATAACAAGGTCGGCGGGCTGGCCGATCTGCTTTCGGGCATCGGTGGAACAGACGCCAACCGCCTCAAGTCGCTTGTCTCCACGGTCAAGGCAAACACTGCTTTTGGTCAGCTCGACGAACTTCGTCGGCTCGCGGCCGCGACGGGCGCAGTGGGCAGCGGTCTCGGTCAGGTCACGCAGAACGAAATGCGGCTTTTGGAAGACGCGGTGGCCACGGTCGAAACTTCGAACAAGCGCGAAGACATCTACAACGCGCTGCTCACCGTTCGGGATAAATACGACAGCATCATCGAAAAGATTAAGCGCATGACCGCGCTCGTGTACCAAGACTACATGGGAAAGGTCGAGCCGGGCTCTTTTGAAGAGCAGATCATCCAGCGTCACGGGCTGGACAATCTGGACTTCAGCAAAAGCATCACCGACGCGGCGTCGGGCCCGGCCGCGGGTAGCGACATACCTGATCCGCTTGGCATGCGGTAAACAACGAGGCGCATATCATGGCCGGACTTCAGCAGCTTCAGGAACTCAAGGCGCAGTCCCCTAATGCGAAGGGGATGAGCGACATCGAGTTCGCGCTGGCCTTGCACAAGCACTATTATTCCGACATGCCGCTCACGGATTTCTTGACCAAGAATGGTCTTGATCCGGCGCAGGCGCGCGGCGCGGTAGCCGAAGACAGCCCTTACTCAAAGTACCTTCAGGAAGAAGACACACGGCAGCAGATGGCGCGCCGCAGTCAGATGCCGACGGGGAAAGAAGACGTCGGGAACCTTGAAGGCATTGCGCGCAGCGTCGGTCAGGGAGTGACCCTCGGTTTCGGTGACGAGCTTATGGGGGCGGCGAAAGCGCTGACCAGCGACATCGGTAGCCCGGATTACTGGGCCAACCTTGGGCAGCGCTATGCTGAGGCGCAGGCCGAAGAACAGCGTCGGTTGAAGGCCTACGAACAGAAAGAGCCGGGGTTCGCCGGAGTATCAGAGTTCGTTGGCAGCGTTCTGCCGGGGGTAGTCGCAGCGCCTTTCACAGGCGGAGCTTCTCTCGCCCCGTCACTTGGTCGCGCTGCGCTCTTGGCCGGTGTTTCTGGCGGTATCTACGGGTACGGCAAAGCTGAAGACCCGAATGACCCCGGCGCGCTTATTAGCGGGAAGCGTCTTGAGGCGGCCATTCCGACCGCCGCGCTGTCTGCCCTTGGCGGGGCGGCTGGCGCGAAGGTTGCGTCCATGGTCCGCCCGGTCAAGGTCAACCCGGCCAATCAGGCTGCCGCTGACGTTCTTGAAAGCGCAGGTGTCAAATCGCTGACGGCGGGGCAGAAGACTGGCTCCGAAGCGGTACAGATGCTGGAGAGCCGCGCGGGCAAGAAGATTGCAAACCTTTTGGAGAACCAGAAGGAAGAGTTTGCAAACGCCATCTGGAAGGACCTCGGCGTTGAGCGCATCGCGCGCCTTTCTGGTAACAGGACATCGCGCGGCGTCTTTAACAAGGCCGACGACGCGGCCATGCAGACCGCGAGCAAAATCTACACCGAGGCGTACGAGAAGCTCGAAAGCTTCCCGATGCTCATCGACCGGCAGCTTGGCGCTGACCTCAGCAACATCGCGGCCGCGTATCGGAAGTACACGCCGGGAGCCAGCTTTGGGCTGTCAGAGATCAGCCCGACAGTTCGGGAAATGATCCTGAAGATCAAGACGGCCGCGCGTCGGGGCGCGGTTGCAGCGGATGGAACGCTCTACAACGACATCTATAAGAAGCTGGGGGAAGAGATCGCTGACCCCGCCACAAGCGCGGCGTCCAAAAAGGCTCTTGGAGAAATTCAGGACGCTTTGAGCGAGGCGATGCGCCGCGGCATTCAGGCCAGCGGCGGCGGCCGTAAGGCTGAAGCATTGCTGGATGAGCTGCGCGGCTCGTTCCAGAAATACATGGCCGTTCGCAATGCATCCGTGTCGAAGATCGACGGCAAATACTTTGACCCCGCCGCTCTTCTTTCTGCGGTGAAAACGATTGACGACGATGCGCTCAAATTCGGTACCGGTAGGTTGGCCAACATGGCAAATCTGTCGAAGGCCGCTGACACTGTTGGGTTCGCGCTGAAGGAAGCGCCAAAAGACCAGCGGTTCGCGCTCCGTTATACCGTACCGGGTCTCGCGGGTATGGCAGCCCCCTCGCTCTTCGGCGTTACGGGGACGCTCGCAGCTCCCGCTGCCGGGTTGGCCGGGCTTCTCGGCTACGGAACTGCTCGCCTTGGCGAGAAGGCATTCCGCGGCGCGGAAGCCGGTCTTGCTGCGTCGAAACTCGGGCAGTCGGTTCTCTCCAACCAAGCGGGGCCGGGGATCACATCTTTGGTCAGGGGAACCGGAGAGGGTATTTCGGCGGCCGCGCCTTATGCGGGCCAAGCCATCAGCGACACGTTTGGTCTTGGCAATCTTTCGGAAGCTTCGCTGCCGTTCTGATCAGCCCATCAGGCCCGCGTTCTCAAGCCACGCAAGCAGGAAGAAGTAGGCCCACGCCACCGCCAGCATCCAGAACCATGGCAGGCGCGGGCCTTCATTCATTTCTCGCCCCGCAGGGACTTTATCATTGCGGCGAGCTTGCCGGGTTCTGTGGCGATCTGGAGCAGCCATCTGACAATCCCTTCACCGGTCAACGCGATCAGGGCAGCAAGAGCCGCCTTGTACGTTTCCGGGTCCATGTTCAGATAGTCTAGCACAGGCCCCGTAAAAACAATCGCGCAGAACAACGCGGCCACGACAGAGATGGTTCCTTTCCAGAAGCCCATCCATGGGCTCAGAAGGATTTTCAGCATCGCGGAACCGAAGGCGGCGAACCAAAAGGCTATGTCGTGGCCGAAGACGTTCATGGTTAACCGTTCTCGCCTTTGAACTCATCGGGCGCGTTGCCGATGGCTTCCTTGGTGTCGAGCCGCAGGTAGATATTGCAGACGTTCACGACGAGCGTGAGGCCCAGCATCCACCAGAACAGCGCGTAGTCAGGCAGACCGAGAAGGGTCAGGTTGGCGAGAGCCAAGGTTGCGAGGGTGGTGACAATCGATGCGATGTTCAACCAGAGGGTTCGGCTTTGGGTCCACCGTTTCATCTCTTCCACATCCGTTTCAGCGCCGCCCCAATCAGCGAGATCGCGATACGCAACTTAAACCAGAAAGACAGTTTCGGTAAAGGCAGCGAAGGCAGCTTCGGTGTCTTAATTTTGGACGGAATGTTGAGCGGCGGCACGGGCTTGGGCGCGGTCTTCGCGGTCAGCGCCTTCTCGAATTGCATCGCCAAGATGGCAATCTGGTCGGCCTTGTCGAGCCCGTTAATGACTACGCGGCTTGATTTGTAGTCGCATTGGTCAGCGGTGATGTAGTTTCCGAGCTTGCGCCCGGTGAACCAGCCCTCCATGCACCCAGTGATCAGGATGCGGGCCGAGGCTTCCGGCATCAGGGCGAGGTCCGGCTCTTTGACGAGGTCGAGGCCAATCGCCTTGCCTGCCTTATTGTAGTTTCGACGACCGGTTATCTGGACGTAGCCGCGGCCACGGTACTTGAAGCCATCGCCGGGCATCGTGTTGCCCAGCATCTTGCCGATCTTGGTGTCGGGTTCGTACTTATCGAAGTAGTTCTTTTTGCCGCGCTCGAAGACCGGCTGCATGGTGTAGCCGGTTTCCCATGCCGTGGTCCCAAGGAGGTAGGCGAGCTTGCGCCGGTCACCGTCTCCGTGTCGCCCCCACATCTCGATGATGTGGTTGATGCCGTCGACCTGCGCTTGGCTCAGCTTGCCCCCGAACAGAGGGCGGATGACGTCAAAGTCCATGCGAAACTCCTACCGCTTGGGGAAGCTCACGACGGACCCTCCCGTTTGCACCTGACGCGAGATGGGGCCGTTCAGCAAGATGTCGGCCAGCATCAGCGCCTCATTCTCATAGACCTTAAAGTCTCGCCGTTCCAGCAGCCGTGCGAAGCGATACTTGCCCTCGTACATCACCCGGTCGAGCCCATCCACAATAGACCGCGTGCGGCGAGTGAAGATGCGGTCGATGGACTTGCGCCACTCATCAGGTGGCTCGATGCTGTGATCGGCGATGTAGTCCTCAAGCGCGATCAGAAGCTGGTCACGGACCAGCAGCGGGCCCTTCATGTTGGCGAAGATGTGGTTCACGGCCTTGTCGAGGACGCTCTCACCGGCATCGACCATGTCGTGCTTGGCGTGGGTCATCGGCGGCGGCGCATACGGCTTGTAGTCGCCGACATTGTACTCCAGAAACCACTGGCGCAGCGCCCCGATGTTCTCGGGCTTCTTGCGCCATGCGTGGACCATCTCCCAATAGGCCGGATCACTGACCGTGCCGTTCTCAAGGATGGCGAAGCGACGGTCGCCCTTGGGCAGGATTACGCTGTCCATGTGGTTGGTCATCACGAGGATCGAGGCGTAGGTCTTGCCCTGATAGTTCCCGAGACCCTTGCGCTTGATGTAGACGTCGTGGTGACCGGGGTCGACGATATTCTTGAGGTGCTCGTAGGCGTTCTGGCGGTTCTGCCACTTGCTGCCGGTCGAGCCTACTTCCTGCGCTTCGTTGACCGCGACCAGCACGGCATCGGACAGCCATTCATTGTACTGGCCCTGCGTGCCCTTGCCGGTAAGCGTGTCGAAATCGACGATGCGCGTCAGGTGGGGCGCGAACATGTCCTTGATGATCTCGACCAGCGTGCCGCGGCCGGTGCCGAAGGTGTCGTTGGCGACCATGATGATGCCGGGGCCGCGCGTCTCCGGGTGCTGGACCTTATAGGCCATCCACTGCTTGAAATAGTCGCGCTCGCTTTCGATGGGCAGCAGCGCGTCGAGCAGGCCGAGCCCGACCGATGCATCACCGTTCACCGGCAGATCGTGCGGCCGGTAGGTGTTGAAATACTTGACGCCGTCCTCCTCGAAGAAGGGGTACGGCATGTCGGGCCGCATGGCGAAGGTCTTGACGTTGTTGCGCCGCGGCTCGCGCATCCAGATGTCGTAGAGCGTCGTGATCTGAACGCCGCCGCGCTGGCCCGCATTCGATTGGTAATACTGGGCGATGGCGTTCTTGAAATGCGTGGCCGACGTGTCCGGCTTGTTGGTCACCGCGTCGGCGATGGTGTCGTATTCGAGCACGTAGGCATAGCGCTTCAGCGCGGCCTCAAGGTTGTCATCGAAGCCGAAGCTGGGGTGCATCTCCATCCCGGCGAGCGGGTCGGTGCTGGGCTCTACCGGCGGCGCTTCCTGCCTCTGAAAGATGGCCGCCGGAGCGGCCCCGAACTTCTCCAGAAGGGCCTTGCCAAGAGCATTCGCGACGAGGTCGTCGGCGAGTTCCTCATAGAAATGCGTGGTGTAGCTGCCGTGGTCCGACACGCAGACATCACCTTGTTCGGTGATGGAGATCATCCCGGCCCACGAACCAGATGTGCCCGGGCGCAGCGTCTCGACGCGGCAGCGCAGCACGGTCTCAGGCGGCGCTTTCCGCAGGTAGGCTTCGATCTCGCTGAGCGGCAGGACGCCCATGTCCTTCACATCGAAGGTCATCTCGGGCGTCAGATCGCGAAGGGTAGTGTAACCGTCCTCGGCCCCGGCCTCGCTCGACTTGCGAACCAGCCCTTCGGCCTCGAAGATTTCGACTGCCTTCGTCTTGATGGCTTCTACCTGCGCCATCGTGATCTCGGGCAGGTCCATGTACTTGTGGTCGAACAGATCAAGCTTCGGCCACGTGTACCACGTCTCCGGGTCGCGCATGCCGTAGGCAGCGATCTGGCAGCCACGACCAAGGATTTCGACCTGATGCGGCTTGAAGCCTTCCTCAGCATCCTTGGGCGCGAAGAAGCCGGTGGTGCGCTTGCCGATCTTCTCGTGAGTGCGGAAAATCCACATCTCGCGCGGCGCTTTGCCGACACGGACGAAATCGCTGCGCGGGATAATCCCGGCCGCGACGATGCCGTCCATGACCGCGGTCAGCAGTGCCGCGTCGTTGATGTCCCAGTCGATGGCGATGATATCACCGCAGCGCAGGCCGGTGTCGCGGCGCTGCGCCGACCGGTTCCACTCGCGCGACTGGATCAGCTCCGGCGTGATCTCCAGCGTGTTCCAGCCGGGGAGCAGACACATCTTGTTCTTGTTCGGGAGCGGCGTGTAGCCGTTCTCGTAGAGGCGGAGCCGCAGCTCCATGCATTGCTTGCGCGGGTCCTCGATCATTCCGCGGCCCTCTCAACAAGCACGCCAGCCTCGACGAACATGTCGGCTGAGGCGTTGAACTCGGCCTCGGGCATATTGGTGACGCCGGGCCCGACGATGACATGGGTCACGCCCGACTGGATAAGCGACCGGGCACAGGCCGAGCAAGGATAGTGGGTGACGAAGACCGTGCAGCCCTTGGTGCGGATGCCCTCGCGCGCCGCAAAGGCGACGAGGTTCTGCTCCGCATGGCTGGCGAACAGGTACTTGGTCGGGCGGGTGCGCCGGGCTTCATTGTCCTCGACGCCGCGCGGCGGGCCATTGTAGGCGGTCAGGCGAACTTCGAGATCGGGCCCGACCAGAACAGCGCCGACCTGAGTGCTGTCCTTGGACTTGGTCGCGGCGTACTGCGCGAAGCCCATGAGATAGGTGTGCCATGAGTTGGACATATCGGTCATTTTGGTTCCTTGGTAGGTAGAATTATTATTTGTGGTAGTACCAATCCGACATGACTTCGGCGGCGAGAGGCAGCCCCGGCGTCCAGTCGAACCCTTCCACCATAATCTCTTCGAGCTTCGTCTTAAAGCCCTCAGCGCGATCTTTGTCGACCTCGGTGATCACTTCGTCATGCGTGTGCCCGACGACCGTGCAGTCGGGTTCTTTCTCCAATCGGCGCAGGGTCGACCGGAGGATCGACGCGGCGGTGCCTTGCGTGGCGTTTTCGATCTGCAAGCCGTTCCAGAGCGACCGGCGGCCTTCGCCGTTGAGGTAGGTGATGGCCTCGGAGATGCGGTCGAACTTCTCGACCTCTTCGATCTTGGCCATCGGGTAGGACAAATAGCGCCCATCTGGCAGTCGGCATAGCAGCGTGCCGCCGAGCAACCGGGGCACGTAGACATAGGTCAGGCGACCGGCGACGTACTCAGTCTCCGGCATGACCATGGCCGACATCGCGGCCTCTTCGCACTTGATGCCGAAGCGCCGGGCCCAGCTATTACGCATGCGCCAGCCGTCGACGATCTTCTTGGCTTCCTCGTTGCTGAGCTTCATGCCGTAGCCGCGAGCCATCGCCTTGAGCGCGCCGACGCCGCCCAGAAACCCCAAAGCCAGAACGGCGACTTTGCCTGCCTGTCGCATGTTCTTGGCTTCGCTATCGCCTGCCTTGACGCGCTCCAGAAGCTCGTCGGCCGGGATATCGAAGATGGCCTCGGCGTTGAGGATGTAGAGATCGTGGCCCTCATAGAAGGGCTTGAGCACGGCCTCGTGGGCATCGCGGCCACCTGCCAGCCACGGCGCGACACGCGCCTCGATGGCAGCCCAGTCGCCCCAGACGTAGAGCTTGTCCTTGGGCGTAATGAAGGTTGGGCGGATCAGCTTGGCCAGCGTCGAACTGACCGGGCCGTATTCGCGCAGCATCCAGATCGGGGCCTGCTTTGCCACCAGATCGAGGATGTCGAGTTCGCGCTTGGGATCGGCCTTGGTGTTCATGGACGAGCGCGGCAGGTTGTGCACCTGCACCCCGCGCGACGAGAAGCGCCCGGTCTGGCCCGCGCCGTTGAAGACGTAGCTGCCGGTCAGGCGACCGTTAACCGCTTGGTTCAGGATTTTCTCGAACTTCACCGCCGACGACGACCGCCCGAACTGGATGAGCTCCAGCACCTCGGTGACGTTGTCTTCTGGCGGCGCGTCGGACTGCTTGATCTCTTCCAGCAGGCGACCGACGACCTCCTTCGAGAGCGACATGCGGGTCGGATCACCGTCGGTGTTGCGTTCCTTGACCACCAGTTCCTGAAGATCGTGCGTCAGCCTCGGGTACATCCACGCGTTGAGCCGGAGCGTCATCGTGGTGCGCGGCACTTCATTGTTGGTGAGGCGCGCGATCTCGGCCTTGTTGTAGGCCTCGTCTTCCTCGCGGTACTTTAGCGCTCCGCGGCAGACTTCCAGATCGGCGAGCATGCCGCGATCATTGATCTCCTCGCTGATCCAGTACTCTTCCCACTCGGTCGCGTCGAGCTGGCGCGTCACCCGGAAGATGTCGCGCAGAAGCTCCGTGTCCTTTGCCGAATAGGTGAGGTACAGGCCCCAATCCTTGATCGTACCGGGCATCGGTTCCGATGCCTCAGCGAACTGCTTCATCACGTTCTTGCCGCCCTCGGTCTTGCCGCCGATGCCAAGGACGCGACCGGCGCGGTCGAGCTGGCCCGGCAGGTTCGACGCGGCCGCCTGCGCCATGGCGTCAAGCGTCCGGTTGGTCGGCATAGGGGGAAACCCAAATTTGGGGGTGGCGATGTTTTGGGTGATATGGCGGTCAAAGGCCATGTTCCACGCGACCCAATAGTTGCCTTCACCGGCCGCGAAATCGTGCAGCTCCTGCGGGAACGGTCCCCATGCGTCGACGCGCGACTTGATGTACTCCCACGTCTCTGCCGGGACCTCGGCGCTCACATCCGGGCACCAGAGCTTCACCGGGCCATCATCAATGGCCCACGACAGCAGGAGCGGAATGGTGGAGGGATCGAGCGCGTACTTGAGCCCACCGACCTTTGGCAGGTCGGCGAGGCTGCGCGTTTCCCAGTCCATGAAACAGAATGACATGATGGCCTCGTGGTAGAGAGGTGCGCCCCCATCCGCCACCGCCGGGTGATACGGATGGGGGCGCGATCCCGTCAGTCAGACGACGAAGTGGGTTCTTCGTCGGCTTCGTCAGGGATAGGCTCGCCAAGCGAGCGGGCATAGGTGGCGACCAGAGCATCCTGCTCTTCCCGCTCAGCCCGGTCCATAGCCCGGCGCTTGATCAGGATACGCATGATCTTGGGGTCGAAACCGTTGCCCTTGGCTTCGGCGTAGACATCGCGAATGTCCCTCGCGATGTCCTTTTTCTCTTCTTCAAGGCGCTCCACCCGTTCGATGAAGCCTTTGAGAACCGCCCCGGAATTACCGGGGCGGGGCGTCCACGCAGCGCCGCTCATTACGCGGACCGGTCACGACGACGCGGGGCGTCGGCCGACTTGGCCTCCGCGGCGGCTTCGGCGTATTCCTGCGCCAGAGCCTCTTCCTCGTCCACTTCTTCAGTGGCCGGGGCAGACGTGTCGGTCATCGTGCGCCATTCGACGATCTTGAAGATCGGGTTGGTGACGCGGCCCCACTTGTCATGCTTGTAGCTCTCGTTGGTGAGCTGCACGATGGGGACGATGGCATCCGAGCCCGCGTTGATCTGGGCAAGGATCGCGTCGGTCAGCGCCTTGTACAGCTTCATCGCGCCGAAGGACGACTGCTTGTACTCGCACATGACCCCGACATCGCTGTCGGAGCCCTTGGCATCAGGGTCGGAGATGCAGACGAGCTGCACCGAACGCTGCTGCTTGTACGGGGCGTGGTTCGGAACCGGGGGCAGGCTCGTCACAGACGGCAGCGGCTGCGAGACAGACACCATGTGCTCCTGAAGCGGCGGGCCGCCGGTCGCGGTGTCCCACGAAATCCAGCCGTGCTGGAACGAGTGCGGGTTCACGGCCCAGAGCGAGTTGGTCGAGACAAGCGTCTCTTCCTGCCCGTAGAGCCACTCGCCGTTGCCCTTGTCCATCTTCAAATACTGGAAGTCGCCGCCAACGGCGGGCATCGACATCGCAGCATTGTTGAGGGATTTCGCGAGAGTGTCGCGGGTCATAAGGCCGGTGGAACCACCGAAAGTCAGATCATTAGCCATAACTTTTCCTTTCTGGCTTTTGCTTCTTGCTTCTTCACATTGCAGCCAGCCGGTCGGCCAACTGCTTCAAGGCATCGGGGGCGACGGTGAGCGCAGGGCGCTTGTCGCTTTCCGGTGCCAAGGTCGTGCCGCTCGACTTCTTGTCGATCAGCTCATCAGGTATGGCAGCAGCACTGATGGTCTTCAATGCCTTTTCTGCCTGCGTGGGTGTGATCACCTTCTTGACAAAGCGGACGTCCTCGGGGAGCCCGGCCTGTTCAAGAAACGCAACCGCGCGATCTTCATCAGCCCAGCTACGGGTCGCGCGCTTTTGCACAAGTTTGTAGCCGGGAACCGTGCCACCCTGTTCAAGAAGCGCGTGCGCCGCGTTCTTCACGTGCTCGCCCCACTCGATCATCAAATCGGCGTAAGGCAGCCAGCGGGCGATCTCGGCTTCCGTATCCGCCCGGGTCATGCCGTTGACCGTCTGCACGATGCCGTTGAACTCGGGGCAGCCGGTCTTGCCCTGACAGAACTTGCACCACGAGCCCATCTTGAACGGGGCGTCCGGCATCTCGCTGATCTCGACCGCCTTCTTCAGCTCAAGCGCAAAGGCTTCGAGCTGCAGCCACGACGTCGTCCAGCGGGTGAACTTCTCGCCATTGTTCACCATCGGCTGGCAGATGAACAGCTCGATGGGCTTATTGCGGTCGAAAAACTGATCAGTCGGGTACGTGTGAGCGGCCGCGTAGGCGTAGTACATGAGCTGCTCGTTCTCTTCGGCAGTCACGGCCACGCCGCGCCCGAACTTCCAGTCCCAGACCACCGACCGGTCCTTGGAGGAGCCGACGATGTCGACCGTGCCGTAGGCCCCATCGATACCGGGGAAGGTCACGCGCTTCTCGTTGAAGTACGTAATGCCGCCGAGTTCCTTGTCGAGTTCGTCCCACATGGCGAGGGCCGGGGCGATGGCCTCTTCGAACAGCTCCTCGGTGATGAGGTGGTTGTTGAAGGTCAGGCCGATGACCTCGCGGTCCTCTTTGGTCTTGCCCTGAAAGATCAGGTCGATGGCTTCGTGCAGCGCCGTGCCCATCTCCGCGAAGGGCGAAGAGGTGTTCGGATACTTGGCGCAGAGGTTCACCGAGCCGGGGCAGTTCATCACGCGCTTGGCGGTCGAGCCGCCGACGGCGCTGTGCGCGCGGCTGGCGTGGGCGATATCGAGCTGGGTCATACCGGATTTCCTTCCACGTCATATTCATGCGCGCCGTGCGGGTAACCGTCGTCGAGCGGCAACGGCTGGCTCATCTCAACCAGCATCTCGCCGGTCATCAGGTCGTAGCTGAAGTAGACCACATCGCCGATGGTGGTCACCGGGTAGCGGTGGATTTCCAGCCACTCGCGAAGGGCATCCTTCACTTCAGCTTCAGTCATTGTCACGTGGTAGCGAGACATCGGTCTTTTCCTTGTGGGTGTTTTCGTAGTCTTCCAGAAGCTGAGCCATGACCGCCGCCCGGCTGATCACGTATTCGCTGGCGATCCGGTCGAGGATGGCGAGGTGCTTTTCCTCAAGCCAGATGTGGACATCAATCTTGGCGGTTTTCTTCACGAACGGCATGTCAGTCTCCTTTCTGCCCTTGACCATAGGGGTGATTTGGACTAGCGTCAATCCTGTTTTTTGGAGTGACCACATGCCCAAACTGGAACTTGAGAGCAGCCTCGAAGAACGGTGCGTCCAGATCGTGGAGCGCCTCGGCGGGATGGCCCTCAAACTCCAGATACCGGGCGTGAGAGGCTTCCCCGACCGAACGATCCTGATCCCCGGCAAGCGCGTCTGGTTCGCCGAGTTCAAGAGGATCAAGAGCGGTCGCGTCTCGTCCCAGCAGTTGCGCTGGATCGAACGCCTTGGGCGGGCCGGGTTCGCGGCCTATGTGATCGACAACGAAGACGATTTTGAGAAGGCACTGAGGAAAGAGACCGATGCGTAAGAAAAGCGACCTCCACGAATACCAGCAGCAGGCCATCGACTGGCTCTATGAGCACAACGCCGCGCTGGCCCTGCTGCCGGTGGGCGCGGGCAAGAGCGTGATCGGTTGGACGACCGCGCAGGAACTGATGCGCGCCGGGCACGTGAAGCGGCCGCTGGTGTTCGCCCCGATGCGCGTGGCGCAGCTTGTGTGGCCCGCTGAGCGCAAGGAATGGGAGCATCTTCAGCATGAGCCCATAGTGGCGTGGGGCGGCGAGCCGTCGGCGTGGGAGGATGGCCTCTGGAAAGAGAGCCGTATCCTCTGGGGCAAGATCAACTCGCTGGCCAGCCGCCTGCCGAAGATCAAGGACACGATCAAGCTGCGCGAGCAGCAGGCCAAGCTCAGGGACCTGCAGGCGCAGGCCAGCATCGTCAACCGGGCGATCCGGGCGACCGCGCCGCCTGACTGCCTGCATGTCACGTCGTATGAGAACCTGATGTGGCTCTGCGAGCTTTATGAGCCGGGGCGGTCGCCGTTCGACCTCTGGATTTTCGACGAGATCGGCAAGCTCAAGAACCCGAAGTCGCCGCGCTACAAGGAAGTAAAGAAGCACACGGCGCTGGCCAAGATTGTCTGGGGCCTGAACGCCACGCCCGCGCCGGAAGGGTTTGAAGACCTCTACACGCAGGTGACGATCTGCGACGGCGGCAAGCTGTGGGGCAAGAGCTTCTACCAGTGGCGGCAGAAGTGGTTCGCGCCGGTCGACTATCAGGGCTACAAGTGGCGGCTTCAGTACGGCTCAAAAGAGAAGCTGCTGGGCGACCTGAACACGCTTGCCTTCAAGGTGGACGAGAGCCAGCTCAGCTACCAGCGCAGCATGGCCCACAGCCAAATCAAGGTGGTGCTGCCGCCCAAGGCCCGCGGGCTCTATGACCAGATGGAGAAGGAAATGTTCGCGGCGGTGCCCGATGCCGACATCACCGCCTTCTCGGCCGCTGCCGCGTCGATGAAGCTGCGCCAGATCACGCAGGGCTTCATCTATGACGAAGAGGGCGGCGCGCACATCATCCACGAAGAGAAGATGCATGCGCTGGCGGACCTGATCGACGACCTGAACGGCGAGCCGCTGCTCGTGGCCTACGAGTTCACCGAAGACCTCGAAGCCATCCGCAAGGTCTGGAAGAACGTTCCGTATCTCGGGCAGGGCATCTCGGCCGCCAAGGCTGAGGACCACGTCACCCGCTGGAACAAGCGCGAACTGCCGGTGCTGGCGCTGCACCCGTTCTCGGCCGGGCACGGCCTCAACCTGCAGAAGGGCGGCAGTCACATCGCGTGGTACGCACTGCCGTGGCCGCTGGAGAGCTTCATCCAGACCAACGGTCGGATCGACCGGCAGGGTCAGACGCGCGCCTGCTTCGCCCACCACATCGTCGCCCAGAACTCAATGGACGAGCGGGTGAGCGAGGCGCTCCAGCGCAAGGATGCTGATCAGGAGGCCATCATCAAGGCGATCCGTCGCGTTTAGGGGAGCCACGGAACAGAGCCAACCAAAGGGTCACCGGGTTTCGGGGCCTCGCCTACCTTGGCTAGCTTGGGCTCAAACTCAAGCTGGTCCAGCATACGGCTGTAGGAAAGCGGCATAAAGGTAAGCTGGTTTGGCGAAACTTTTTGACGCATCTCAGAAAGGCGAGCATCGCCTTCTCCGACCGTAGTCAGATACTGGCGGTTGGTTATGCCGTTCCCCGGGGCGCTGCCGCCGGGTCGGTTGAAACCATACTGCATCCCGTGCTCACCTTCGTGAAACAGGACGTTCATCAACTCATCGAGGGACAAGTTCGGGTTAATGAGCATATAATTCCCGGCAGGCGAGTATGCGCCCGTGTACTTGATCGGCGTTTTTGCGGGCATCATGGCAACGCGCATGTCGGCGATAGGGCCTTTCGCCGCGTTCTGCCCCGCGGCAAACAGCTCCGGGTAGTCAAAGAACGACTTGAGCGGAACCGACGAAGCATGGGACGCGCCAGCTTTTGGGACCGGCGGCAGTTTCGAGAGATCAACTCCCGCATTGTATGCGCCCGGAATTTCGAAGACTGTTCCGCCGTACTGCTGCGGACGATATTCCAGCCCGTAGCGGGTCCATATTTCATCCGGGGTGAGCGGCATACCCTTGCTGGCGTAATAGTCGATGTCGTTTCTGGCTGCCTGATCCGCTGCCTTGTTAAACAAGGGTGACAGTTCGTTGCCAAAGATGCCAAGCGACCCGGCCGGGCGCGGCACGACCGAGCCTGCGCCCGCAAAGTTGCCGGTGAAGTTCAGCGCGTCGGCGATGCCGCCAGCCGTGGCGTAGCCCGGCGTGAAATTCTGGTTCCGGCCGGAGAGAACGTCACCGGGCAGCTTGAAGGCATCGATGGCCGACTGCATGAAACCCGGCATGGCAAGGCGGCGCTCGCCGGTGATGGTGTTCTTCTGGATCGGCAGAAGCGCGCCGGTTTCCCACGCGTTCGCGACCTTCTGCGCTTGCTGTGCCGGGGCCACACGGCGCTGCGCCATGAACTGATCGAGGCCTCCAGCCGGTACGGCAGCAGCGGCAGGCTTCTTGGTTGCGGTAGAACTGGGGCTACCGCTCGATGACATGATCGACGACAGGGTGACAGGTTTTGCCGCCGTGAGGGTTGTCGACTTGGCAACGGCGGGCTTGGCGACCGGCTTCGGCGCAAGCAGCGTCGTGCCCGTGAGCATGCTGATGGGTGAGTAGCTGCTGGTGCCGCCGGTCGATGCCATTTACTTCACTCCGGGGCCACGCCGCTGGTGGCGCTTGGCATCAGGCTTCGCCTTCTTCGGCGGCTTGGCCTTACCGGCCGTGTTGAGCGCGATGGCGATGGCCTGCTTCTGCGGACGGCCGGTATCCATCAGCTCCCTGATATTGGCACTGATGGTCTTTTGGGACTTGCCCTTCTTGAGCGGCATGACGCGCCTCCGTGAGATGGCGCATCATGCCATAAGCGCTCAGGTATCGGAAGGCTTGTCGTCGTCGAACAGGGCATCGCGGAAGTTTTCGTCGTCGGGCCAGATCGACAGGGGCCGCACCTCATGCCAGCCGCCGGTCGGCTCGAACAACTCGTCGAGCACCCGGCCAGCCGCCTCGAACTCGTCCATCTCGTGCTGCGCGGCTTCCCACGCGATGGCCATGTACGCCGCGCCGTCGATGTAGTTGTCGCGCTTCGGCTTCGGGCCGGTGATGATCCGACCGATCTTGGTCAGCACCATGTCGAGCGCCTCAATCTCGGCGGTCGACAGGTCGCGCACCATGTGGCGGCGCATCGTGGCCTTGAGATCACCAGAGGCCGCGAGGTTCACGACCGGCGGGCCATAGTCGGCATTGCGGTCGCCATTGGTCAGGCGGGCAGCCTCTTCAAGGACGAGGACGCGATTGGGCTTGTCGGTCAATTGGCGGCTCCAACGATGTTGGTGACCGTGGTCTTCGAAGGATCGCGGTCGAACAGGTTCATGCGCAGCATGTCGATGACGAGCGCCGCGTAAGCATAGTAGCTCTCGCTGTCCGCCTCATCGTCGCGCGCTGCTGCCTTGGCGAAGGACGAGATCATGGTGCTGAGCGCGCCGCAGGTTGCGTCGAGCACATTCCCGACGTCCGTCTCGGGGACCTTCTTCCCGATGGTGTTCAGGAAAATCTCGAAGGCGATTACGGTGTCCGCGACGTGCGCCGTGGTCTGATGCGAGAGGTTTTCGGAGTTCTGCATCTCTCCATAAAAGTCGCGCACTTTGGCGATGAAAGCTTCGAAGTCGGCATCTGAGGCCACGATTTGGTCCTAGGGTTCTTGTCAATG